TGACAAACTAGGAGAAAACAGTATAGTGTGGGAGTATCTCGGAGATAGTTATCATACGGGATTAAATCGAATAACTTATGAAGAGGTTATAAATGATACAAGACCTATACAAAGCAAAAAGGTCCTTGGAGTTGAAGTGGGAACAAGAGCATATTAATGAAGATAGGTATACTCTTGAGATGGTCAGAATTGATGACAAAGTTAGAGAAGTCATTACTAAGATCAAGCTTGAAGAAGCTGAAATCGCTCACAGACAAAATAACGTCGAAGGCGTTACTCCACAAGTTTCTGTAGCTACTTAAGACACAAAGCTACATCGCTGAAATCGCACTTTCTTATTGGGCTCTCTTGCACTCTATTCAAAAATAAGTTATAATTTACAAACTATATATAAATAAACTTTAAATGTAGACGCGTATAGTCGACAATCCCTAGGGACTACATTTATTATATTCTAGGAGGAATATTAAAATGGCAAACACGACATTTACAGGAAACGTAAGAGAAAACGGAGACGGATCTAGAACTTCAATCGCAGGTTCTATGGTAGCAACAGCAAATTTTCACATACCAAATACACTAGCAGCTGGTGATGGAAATGTGCAAAAATCAGATACAGATGTAACTCAAGTTATTTTACCAAAAGGTGCAGTAGTGTACCAAGTAGGTTTTTGGCAAGTTGGAGCAGCAGCAAATACAACTCTTGATCTTGGCTTTACACCAGTAGGAACTGGTCTTGTAGTAGCGGATCCTGATGCATTTTTAGACAATCAACAAGTAGTAACTAAATCATTAGTTGCAGTTGGCGGAGGAACGGCTGGCGCACTTTTAGGTGGAATTTCAAACATTGTTGCCGGAGTCCAATATGGACCATCTATTGTTGGCGGAGCAGGTAATGGTTTTGCAAGAGAACAAGTAATAGTTACTCACACAGCAAGTGTTGCGGGTATAGGTGCAGTTTCAGGTATCCTTTATTACTTTATTGCAGACCCTATCAACGGCGCAGAGTCAAACTAATAATTATTTTTCTGAGGCCCTTCGGGGCCTTAGTACAAAATTAAAAAAAGGAGAATACATATGTCAGGCGGCGGATCATTTTCAAGCGACCAAACAACATTAAACTTAGCTGTAATTGGAGCAGATACTTTATCAAGAGCAGGTAGAGCTAGAATTACTTCTATTCAAGGATTAGGAGTAGCAAATTCTACTTTACTTTTACATAATGCAGCAACAGCGGCAGCTGCAACAGCAGCAAATTTAATAGCAACATATAAATTTGGAACTGAAGGTTTAGAAGTTTATGTGCCGGGTTCAGGTATTTTATTTAAAGATGGAATTGTTTTTAATTTAGCTGGAGCAGGCGGAAGCGTTACTGTAACAATAACCGGAGCGTAGTTTTACATGACAACTACAACTTTTACAGTTACAGTTGCCACTGGACAAAATTTCTTTAGTGCAAATGCTAATAAATTTTTTATTAATGGTGAAGTAAGCCCTGTTCTTTTTTTTCAAGAAGGTAACACTTATATTTTTGATACTTCTGAAGGAACTAATGCAGGTCAGACACTTCTTTTTTCATCTACTAAAGATGGAACTAATACTGCAGGTGGTGCTAATTACACAGATGGTGTAACAGTTACGGGAACAGCGGGACAAGCAGGATCAAAAACAACTATATTAGTTGCACCTGTAAGAACTGTCGGCGCTCCTATTTTATTTTACTACTCAGCCGCAACCGCGGGTATGGGTAATACTATCCAGACTACTCCACCTACTTCAGAAACAACAGCTTTCAATCCTCAAATGGATGACATTATTGAGGAAGCATATGAAAGAACTGGTGTGTTAGGTACAAGAACTGGTTATCAATTAAGAACAGCAAGAAGATCTTTAAATATATTATTTCAAGAATGGCAAAATAGAGGTGTTCATTTATGGAAAGTAAAACTTGCAAAGATACCTTTAGTTGAAGGGCAAGATGAATATAGTTATGCAACAGATAGTGTTAATTTTCCTGATGACATGAGTGCAATACTAGAAGCTTTTTACAGAAATAATTCTACAACAACGGCACCTGTAGATGTTTCGTTAACTCAAATTAGTAGATCAGCATATGGTGCAACTCCTAACAAATTAACTAAGGGAACACCTTCACAATATTATATGGATAGAAGAATAAATCCTAGCGTATTTTTATATGCTACCCCTAGTTCAAGTGTGTCTAGCACAAGTACACCAAGTAGTTTTCAATTTTGTTTTTATTACTTAGCAAAAATTCAAGACGTGGGTTCTTATAATTACACATCAGATGTAGTTAATAGATTTTATCCATGTATGATGTCAGGACTTGCATATTATTTAAGTCAAAAAGTTTCACCAGAAAGATCTGGAGAGCTTGAGAGAAGATATGAAAGTGAAATGCTAAGAGCATTAGATGCCGACAACCAAGGAACATCTACCTTTATATCTCCACAAACATTTTATGGAGACGGCGTATAATGGCTGGCTACGCAAGTGGAAAACATGCAATTGCAATTTCGGATAGATCTGGATTAAGATTTCCCTATGATGAAATGGTTAGAGAATGGAATGGTGCATTAGTTCACAGTTCAGAATTTGAAGCCAAGCAACCACAACTAAGTCCAAAACCCGTAGGCTCTGATCCACAAGCTTTATATAATCCTAGAGGTCAAGGTGCAGATACACCACAATTAATTTTATTAAATAATAATCCTTTTGAAGTTATTCTTTCAGGTGGTAATACATTTGTTAATGTATTCTCGTTAGATCATCAAAGAAAAGCAAACTCTATTGTAAGGTTAAGAGGTTTTCCTCAAGTAACTGGAAATGGTCCTGGAGGAGAAAACTCTTCAGACTTACATAATTTAAAATCTTTTGCGAGCATCCCAAGTATTGCTGGAGTAACTGATATAGATTCAGCAGCTGGTTTTACAATTCAATTAGGAAAAATTGATAACAATGGTGTTGTAACAGAAGCAACAACAAACGATATTCTTACAAATCCAATTAGTTTTTTTTATTTTCAAAGTACTAGTAATGGAACATTTTCTAATGTAAAAGGTGGAGGACAGGGTTGTTCAGCCGGTCCTGTAAACCTAGGAGCAGTTTAATATGGCATATACTTTAGCAGATTTAAGAACAGATATTAGAGGATATACAGAAGTAGGAACTAATGTTTTTACTGATGCTGTTTTAAAAAATATTATTATTAATGCAGAGAACAAAATCTATAGAGAAGTAGACACAGATTCAGATAGATTCTATGCAACATCTTCATTAATTATAGGTAATAAGTTTGTAACAATACCTCTAGATTTAAGATTTATAAGATCAGTTCAATTACAAGATTCTGATGGAAACCAATTGTATTTAGAACAAAGAGATACTTCTTTTATGTTTGAATATTATTCAACTCCAGGAACTAGTTCTGTTGATATTCCTAGATATTTTGCTAACTGGGATGAAGAATTTTGGGTAGTAGCACCTACTCCTGATAGGGCCTATCCTATTACACTAGGATATAATAAAGAACCAGGAAGTCTTACAAGTACTACTTTACCTACTACAGCTAATCCATTTAGTACTGTAGGAACTTATTTATCTAATAAATATCAAGATGTTCTTTTATATGCATGTCTAGTAAATGCATATGGGTACTTGAAAGGTCCCACAGATATGTTACAATACTATACACAAGCTTATGAAAAAGCTCTTATGTCTTATGCTATTGAACAACAAGGTAGAAGACGTAGGGATGAATATACCGATGGAGTTATTCGTACCGTACTAGAGTCAAAAAATCCATCAAGTAATAAATAATTAGGAGAAAATAACTATGGCAAATATAATACCCTTCTCATTTAGAGGAGCACTTTTTTCAGGAAATCACGATTTTGCAAATGGAGGAAATGTTTTTAAACTTTCTTTATATGTAACTAATCCATATAATACAGGAAGTACTGTTTATTTAGCAGGTACAGCTAATGGTGAAGTAGCTACAACAGGTGGAACTAATTACTCTGTAAAAACATTAGCAAATCAAGCAGTAGTAAGTACAACAGCAGTAGCGTCTGTAGATTTTGGAGATCCAACATATGCTAACGCAACTTTCACAGCAAGTTTTGCAGCGATTTATAACACATCAACTGTTGACGGTCTTGCAAATAGATTAGTAGTAGTTTTAGATTTTGGTGGAGCTAAGACAGCAACAAATGGAACTTTTACAATTGCATTTCCAACTATTAATACAGCTGCTGATGCTATTATAAGCATGAGTTAATAAGGAAAAATTAT